GATTCCTGCAATGTCATGCACGAGATCGATGGAGCGTATGTTCGTGTCAGTGTCGTTGGCTGTGTTAGCCACACGCTCTGCCCACTGACGGAGCAGTTCAAATTGTTCGTATGTCATCGTGTTATTCATCATTAGTTAGAGTTATTAAGGGTGACTTGCATTGTCCCAATCGCGGATTATCTCGATAGGTACGTGGTACAGCTTTGTGGTTACTGGGTCTTGCCAGAGTTCCATTTCGCCTGCATACATTTCGTAAACATATACGAGGCGGTCAATAGTCTGTTTGTCCATGTGTTGGGGTTTTGAGTTAGTGACGTACCGAGGACTCGAACCTCGTGGGCATCCCCCCTGCCATTACATACGTCTATGCAATGTGGTAGGCGGATGTAAGCCGTTGTAGCGATAGTGGGAGTCGAACCCACCTTCGGACTTGTTCGCCCCTCTGCCGAGGTTATCGAAGGCTACCTTTGAACCTTTCAGGTGAGTTAAACCCACCAAGACCTTCGAGGCGAATTGCTTCTGATGTCCATCCCTTGCGTTCATACAAGGACATTATCGCTATGTCACGCCCCACCCTAATGCCTACTCGAAGCTTCGACAGGTGTTTGATATAGGCGACTACTACGGTGTAGATTTTCATGTCCACGGGTGACTAAGCCCTGACGTGATGTTACCCTACCTCTTAGTCAGGCTTGTAACTTGTGTAGCAAGCCGAGGATTCGAACCTCGCTGACGTCTCGCATTTGTACGCCTTGCACCCCCCATCGGGGACTCGCTATGTGGTGTAGAGGGAATCGAACCCTCAAAGGGAGTGGGGAGTGTTAGCGTAAGCCTCATCCCTGTACCACCCTTCTGCCTCCAAGTACACCATGTGTGATTATGATGCCAGTACCATGTCGATGCCGTCTGACAAATCTCTTCGTCGTCGTGCATCCAGTTCCATCGCGCCTGCCATTTTCGTAGCGAACCATTGGTGGAACTGCTTCTCTTCGTCATCGAAGCATCCATACGCCTGATTACGCAGGGTGATTCGGTTGCCGTTTGAATCCGTAGCCACGAGGTACGCAACTGTGGATGTCTCTCCATTGTGTGCGCTGATTTGGTGACGGTATTCGATAGCCACCGTCGTGCCGTTCGGGGCGACGGTCATCACTGAGTCGTTACGCTCAGGAGTCATGCCAGTGACGATGAGTTTATCCCAAGAAGTCAGGAAGTCGGTAAGTGTGGGTAATGCCATGTGTTAAAGATTTTGATTGCTGAATTGCCCTACAAAGATAAGACAGAGTTTTCGTTTTTCCAAATTTATTTTGTAACTGGCTGGTTTTCAGTAGGTTGGATGAGGCCATCAACTTGGTAAGAGTAGCACCAATGTCCGTTGTTCAATGTCAGTACGTAGTTGTCATCTAGGGATACTGCATCCACCTCATCCCCGTACTTCTCGTTCGGTCCGTCCGTCTGCTCGATTGCGATTACCTCTGCGATTTTCTGGGCGTCGCGCCCCCATGACCCACGGTATAGCACCTTTGAGCCTTTGCGAATGATTCGTGTGTTGAAGATTGATGTTTTCATTGTAGTCGTGTTAAAAAGTGTTGGTCTAATGGTATATCCTCGCTACTGTCCGCCCAAATTTCGTACTCTTCAAGCAGTTCTTCGGCTGTCTTGTCGAAGTTGTAGCTCTCATCTCGCATATCCGCCCACCGTACCGCAGCACGTAGGGTTTCAATACCGTGGTCAAACCGTGGCTTGGGGGTCAGGTCGAATCGTGTACCCCTGAATGCATCCTCCAACAGCTTAGTGTTTCCACCATCGGCTTTCATGTATGCGTCGATCAGCGCGGACTCGAATCCGCCCGCCGTCTTGCGCCGTTCGTACAGCGCGTCAATTTGTCGTTGTGTTTTCATAGGAATTTTACTCTTTTGGTTTCGTATCCATCATCACCGATTGCCACTAAGTGGAGCAACAGGTCTTCATAGTCAGCGAACGTGCGAACGTAGTTGTTCTCGCAGTTGACTGCCTCGTTGTACGTGTGTAGCATTACTTTCATACTCTTGGGGTATTTAAGGGTTCAGTATTCCATTCAGTTTTGATTTCATCCCATACTGGCGCATGGCTCCACCACGCTTGCGCTCTGCTTTGTAGGTACTTGCCTTCGCCAGATGCTATACGCACCCACTGATTACCGTACACGCTCCGTTCAGCGCGTCCATACATTATCCAATTTTCCATTATGCTCCGTGGTTTACAAAGATTTCACGTTGCTCTTCAAGGTCGAAAATGGCTCGCTCCCCGCGCTTCGCAGCGAGTTCTAGCGCATCCTTCATATCATCGAGGACGTTGCACAAATCGAAGACAATCTTGCCGTCTTCAACCCACGTACCTATGACCACCGCAGACTCGCGCTCCAGAGCCAAGCCCGCTTGGTAGTAGAAGCGATTGTAGGTGTGCTTGAAAGCCGATTCGTTGTCCATATCGCAGGACTTTTCGGGTACGATTCCGCCCACTACATACCCATACTTAGGTACGTAGTGTTCGCCGTTGTCCATCACTCCGATTGAAGAGCCACCAGTCAGCATCGTGCTGCCGTATGCGAAGCACATAGCTTCGTCGAAAGAAAAGTTTTTCATTTGCTTTGGGTTTCTACGTATACCTCCAGTAGGGGCATATCCGTTGTACGTTCGATGTATGAGATAAAATTCTCCATATGACTTTCGTCATTGAAGTAGCGTCGGACTACCCAACCCCTCGTGGGCATGGGCTTCCGCCAGTCACCTCGGTGACCGTTGTCGAATTGAAGCGTAGCTTTAATCATTGAAAAATCCTTTGAAGTCAATACAAGTATTGGAGTCGAAAGCCTCCGCCACAAGGCGGCACCCTTCGTAGTCCCTGATGCAGGTGAAGTACGTATACGCCTCCACCATCTCCGATACGGAGAATTCGAGGAAGTGATTGTACTGCATTAGTATGCAGTATTTACGAGGTCCTCCAATCGCATCTGCTCGTCGCAGGTGAGAGCATCGAACTCCGCTGTGTTGCGGATGCAGTCCATGCTGAGGAATTGAACGTCGGAGAACAAGGCCGAAGCCATCTGCGCTTTCTTGCGCTGGGTGTTTGTGCTGTGTAGCATATGAAAGAGATTTTGAGTTTGGCTGAATTGCCGTCGACAAAGATAGGGCACAGAATCCCTAAATCCAAATTTATTTTTTTACCCTTTAGGGTAGTCAATCGATGACATCGTACATCTCCCAAGTGGGAGCGTCATCATACCAGCGCACCACAGTGTGCGATTCGCAGGCAGGCTCGAACACGTAGTCCGACGAAGCTACTTCCTTGAAGTAGCAGAAGTCATCCCCCTCTTTGAGGATGATTTCAACAGCCCAGTTCGCGGCACTCTCCGCGTCTGGGAAGTTCCGCTTACAGCGAAACTCCGCACCGTGCTCCCCGTATGGGAAGACGAAAGCAAAAATTGGTTGTGACATAAATCGAAGATTTAAAGGTTAGACATTCGGATTTTGTAAATAACCAGCATGGTTATTACAGCTAGGACAAACCCAATAGCTTCATAAGCTATTGATGCGAGTATGTAGGTCTTGAGCATTTCAATCATAAATCGAAGATTTAAAGTGACGACACTCCCTTAGAAAGGGAGGTCATCAGATGTTGGTTGACCGTCAGCAATCAAGGCTAAAGCCTCAAGGCGGATACGCTCCAGCTCCGCTGAACGGTGCCGAGCCATAGCCTCCTCAGGAGTCTCACCCTCTAAGAGGGTCAGCTTCATCTGCTCCTTCTTACGAGCCTTCGGCTCGATCACAGGCACCTCCTTACGAGGCTCGAAAGGCTGAGCTTCACCTTCGGTGACAGCGTGAACGACCTTGGTCTTCTTGACCTTGCCAACCTTGTTGGCAGTAGCCGTCTTAGCTTGAGCTTGCTCAAGTCCTGCGGCACTAGTGCGGCGAGGCTTTCGAACAGCCTTCGTCTTCTTCGAAGACGCTTTGCGCTTCTTCGGCTTGGCCTTAGCCTTCGGCTCGGCAGCCTTCGGCTCTACTGCCTCGACCATCGAGGTCAACGAAGCCAAGGCTTCGAGGACAGCATCCTTCTTCGAAGGAGTAGGGTTGAACATGAAGCTGTTTACAGCTTTCTTAGTTGCCTTCAGCAACTCGGAGTGGGAAGTGGTGTTTGCCATTTCGTTAAGAGATTAAGAGTTAAAGAATGAATTCACAGAATTCCATTCATTCTTTTACTCTATCTCTACCTCTCTCACCGTGCGAATCAGCAAGCTGATTTGTCGACGCGGTGACAGTCAACATACGGCATCGAAGATGCTTCACCTAGGTTGAGCTAACCGACTGGAAATCAGGGTGGTAGTTAACCTTCATCAATGAAGGTTGTTTGGGGCTAACCAAAGGTTAGGGGGTGATTGTCCTGCTGTCCCCCTTGTCAATGCAAAGCATTGGCACTGTCCACTTCTATCGCTACTTTAATCAACTTGAGTTAAGTCACTGAAACTGAGGGGTTTAACTGGGATTAATAAAGCTGAAATGTATGCGGCAGCCTGCGATTCATAACCCCTACGGGGTTCTGAGGATGCGTTTGGGACGCACACGCGCATCGCTATGCAGTATACATAATCCCCACCCCATGTATTACGCAGGTTTTTTTCATCGGGATCATGCCAAAGAAAAATCCGACTGCACAGCTTAAAATCATGTAAGATGCTGTTGCTCAGAACCTTGTGTAGGTTACTTAAACTGAATTCTACGATTTGACTTTTAAAAAAATAAGCTGTAACTTCGCCAAAGCATTGTTAGCGATGATACTTCGAAGCTGTTTTTACTACGAAGCGATCTGAGGGGAGTTTGCGAGTGCAAACAAAACGACACTACGAAGCGTCAATCAAACATATGAAGCTGTGGTGGGCGCAAAAACTGTCTTTTGTATATTTGCGTTATGGGAAGAGTTAAAAAGACAAGAACCAAAGAGGTCAGCCGTCGAGGTAGGTCAGCTACAGTAACTGACACTTACAACAGATCCAGGAACGGAAATACCAAATCTGTTTCTTACACGTCCAGAATGAAACGTGTCCCCACGTTTAAGGATGAGCCAAGAGGATCTGGCCCAGATCACGGCATGACTAGTGAGGCTAGGCGTACTGGCGATCTCGTCAAATTAAGCGGCATGGTGGAGAAGACGACCACCAACAAAAAGGGTGAAAGTAAATCCAAGTTCATTTCAAGAGAGAAGGCTGAGAGGCAGATGAAAAGAAAGAATAAGCGGTTTACACCTAGATCTGTTAACCCCCGCAAATATCGATAACAGCCTAAAAGATAAATCATGGCATCAGTCAAGAAAAAGAAAAAGGTTCAGAAGCCTAAGAGGCCTAAGTACTAATGGCTAAGAGGAACTACAAGCGTGAGTATAGGCTGTTTCACTCTGGCCTCAAGGACCTTATCGAAAGAGCTAAGAGGAACAGAAACCGCCGCAAGGCGGAAAAGGAGGGTAGGGTCAAGAAGGGAGACAATAAAGACGTACATCACAATGGATCTAGGACCAGGGTTATGCATCGAAGCAAAAACAGAGGCATGAACAGCTCCAACCGTGGGGCAACTCAAGGGGATATCAATGCGCGTGGTTAATAAATACGAGGGTACTCGCCTTAAGAAGGCTGATAGGTACTCACCAGCTGTTGGCGAAGAGGAAGAGGAAGTCGGCTTTATGGATAAACTTAGATCCTTCTTTAAAGGAAGGGACGAAGAGGAGAAAGATCCTAAGAAAAACCGAAGATTTAGAAAGACTGTAGAGTACAGACCCCCAGTAGAGGAGGATTTTGACCCATACGCATCTATCTTATTAGATACAGCAGAAGTAGCAACAGAAAAAGGCACTGCATACCCTGCGGATTTCGTAGGCCCGACCGTACCAACAGATTACGTGGATTACGACGTAGCTGACTTTATTAATAAACGAAGGGTAGGCGATGCATATGTGAACGCTCTTCGTGCTGGAGCCATGAAGGAAAGCGGAATGAAGAGAGATAGAGAGGAAAGTGGGTACTATACCACAGCCAAAAGAGCTTTCGACACTCATGGCAGATCTCTGAGGGATGATTTTGCTACAGGGGAGTATCTTCCAGACGGCAATGCTGTGTTTGACACCTTGGCCTTCGAGCAAAGCGGGCTATTAAGAAACCCAGAGGGCTACTTCAACAAGGTTTACGCAGACCGAGAAGGAAACAGGGGCGAAGAAAGCGGAGACGGTTACAAATACAGAGGTAGAGGTTACTTCCAGCTTACTGGAAGGGATCAATACGCTGACGTATCGAAAAAAATATTTGGAGATAAGGATGTATTGCTTGAAAACCCAGACCTTCTTTACGATCCTGGGGTAGCAGAACAGGCAGCTGCTATATATCTCGACGAGGGAGTAAGGAGATCAGCTAGAGACCTCAATAAGAAAGGGCTGATTGGAACAAGAAACCCAAAGAAGATGTCTCAGGCGGACGCCAACCTGTTAGTTGTTACTCAGATAGCTGGAGGATCCAGAAACTTCAGTGACACTACGGAGGAGGGTCTTAGAAAGATGGATGCTCAGACGGGTGTCAAGAGGGACTACGAGGCTCTGAGAAGAAAAATAAACTAATCGTATATTTGTGCAATGCGACAATACAGAATAACGAATAATCAGGCTGCTGACAGCGCCAGAAAGCAACTCTCATCAGCCGCTTCTGAGGCTACCTCTTCCGCTTTGGATGGTAGCGCCTTAGGGGAGGTCGAAGTGATATCCAAAAATAGAAGCTACGGTAACGAGCGCTTAGAGGATTTAAGACAAGGCGAAGATTATGTCGTTACCGTTGCTGGCAAACCCACCAATATGGCGCTGAGTGATATCCCAAGATTCTTAACTGAAGAAGTCGGTATTAAAGATCCTAAGAATGTAAAGGGTCTTTACGAGGGAATTATAAACAGGGGCTTTGGGGGTGATGAAATTACTGGCCGATCAGCTATGGCTACTTCGGAGAAAGAAAGAAAGGCCCAGGAAAAATATCTTATGGAGCAGCTCATGATGGCTAACTCTGGATCGCAGGGCTATAGAGCAACAGACCCCACCCTTAAGGGGTCAAGCGCAACAGCGACGAAAAAGAATATAGCCGAAGCGCTTAGAGCCGTAAGACAGGGAAGGGCTGTAGACCCCGCCCTTGAGAGCCACGGTAGATCTACCTTTAAGCCAAAGGTTCAAGATGCAGGGGGTGCTAACGTGACTAGAAATTCTGCAGGCTTGCAGGACAGATATAAAGACGAGGAGGAGGTAGCTAAGCGCATCCTTGCTGGGCTCGCTGGTTACGGAGGTGGAGCATCCCGACCAGCATCTAGTCAGGAGCTCACACCTGCCGAAAGAAAGCTGAGAGCCTCACTCGGCCTCTAAGCCAAAGAAGTCTTCGTAACCTCGCACTGAGTACTGAAAGAAAGTACCAGTAAACACAATCAGGTCTACCAGGTCGTTAGGCTCTACAACCTTGCGGTTGAAATCGCCGTTTTCTGACTGGGTGATGTATGCTGTGTATGAACCCAGGTCGTTACCCTGCTTGTCTTCGATGTCGAGGATGACCATAGTGCCAGGGCTGAGGTACCCACCCTTGATAGGAATGTAGTCGTTAGGACGAAGCTGAGTCTTCGGGAAAGAAATAACGCTTCCGTCAGGGGTGACGAGTGTGATCTCACCAAACTTGTAGTCGTTGTATGGGAAATCGTGAACGTAGAATCGGTTCACTTGAGAGCAGGTGTCTGGAGCGAATGGCGCTTGAGCAGACAATGACGTTGTGGCGATTAGGCCGAGGATTAAAATGAGATTTTTCATAGCAAATAACTGATTTAAATTGTTTCGTAACTTCGGTTTGCTGATCTTAATGTAGGGCAAAATATCATTCAATCCAAATTTTTTTGTCTAACTTAGCTTATTCAATCATAGATTGAAAAAATATTACCACAACCCCCGTATCAAACGAATTGACCCTAGCTGGGTAGCAAATCGAAATGAAGTTAAGCAAAAACCTATCCCTCAACGAGGTGGTAAAATCCAATACGGCCCTCCGCCTAGGCATACATAATACCTGGTCCGAGCCGTGGGAGCTAGATAACCTCAAGGCTATAGCCGAAAATGTATTCCAACCCCTACGCGATCACTTCGGCGTACCCATCGGAATCAGCTCTGGTTATAGATGCAAGGAGTTAAACAAAGCCGTAGGAGGGAGTAAGTACTCTCAGCACATGGTGGGCGAGGCTCTGGATATCGACGCGGATATCTACGGTAAGATTACGAACCGAGCTATCTACAACTACATCAAGAACAACCTTGAGTGGGACCAGATGATCTGGGAGTTCGGCAGTGACGACGAACCTAATTGGGTACATGTGTCTTACAAGAAGAACGGCCCCAATCGGAAGCAGCTCCGACGCGCCCACAGAGATGAAAAGAACAGAGTTTATTACACTGTAGAGAATGGCTAAGAACGTAAACAATTTCACCCCTGAATCACGCAATGTTAGTCGTCCAGGGGTACACGCTAAGACTAAGACGTCTAGCAACAAAAACAGCAAGAACTACAAGAAGTCGTATCGCGGACAAGGAAGATAGGATTGCGTATATTTGCCGTCCTAAATTTTTTATTATGCGCGAAAAAGAAGAAGACTTCAACGTAGATTTCCTAGATCCAGAAAGAGTTAAAGCGACCGAAGAGAAGGTCAAGAGTGGCAAGATTACTTGCAATATCCACGCACCAGAAGGCTGCGAAAACTGTAGCGGATAAATTCGCTATCTTTGGGGTATGCTAGGATTAGGACATTCTTTATCTTCTCACACGCCGTCTGAGGGTTCTGCGAGCAACGATGTGACTTATACGTCCGACTTTTCATCTGGAGTAGATGGCTTTTCGGCTTATTTTGATAATTCACCATCCGCAGCTACCCTGACTGGGAATCAAGATTTTGGTGGTAAAACGGACGTACTTAAGGTTTCTTGGAGCGCTGCAGAGGCTGATGGAGTCTTTTATGTCAGAAGGGTTATATCTGAGCTCAGTAATGAGAGTCAACCCAACCCATCAATTTCATTTGATATCTATTTTGATTTTGATGGGGCTACATCCGTAAACACTTATGCCCAAGCGGGACACCCAACAAGCGGGACGTATAATATGTTTAGCGGGGAGCTCAATGCCAATCAGTGGAATACCGTTACGGGCTCACTCCCCACCGATGCTTCTCAATCTTTTGATGGATACATATATATAGGTTTTCTTGACGCTACTGATAAACCCGCTAGCGGAGACAATATGTACATCGCTAATATAGAGTTTACATTCTCCGATAACAACTAAAGTGAATTGTAAAAGCGCTGCACCGCTAGCCTACCTTTCTGTGACATCGCATACCGAACTCTGTAGTTCATTTTTGTCTCGTCCCGAAACAGGTGATCTTCTAGAGTCTGAGACGGCGTAAGCTTATCGAAATGCTTATATAGATACCCAGCGATCACCAGCGGGTATATCATCCTGTCAGCCAGGTTTTTTCGATTCATGCCATACTCTGACGCTACGTAGTCGATCGTAAAAAACTCTAAGTCGTACAAGAATAGTAGCAGGTGCAGGTACGACTTGGTGAGGTCTGGGTTACTGTCTAAGAAGTCGTTCGTAGCAGAACGCAGGTTCTTTAAGTGATTGTGCTTTACGTATCGCTCTGGAAGTTTAGACATCTCCCTGAACAATCTTGACTTGCGAACCGATGACTTAGGCATATGAATTGTGTCGTATATTTGATGTAAACAAATTTACATCATGAGTCCCAAAGACACCCTCTTCTTCGCCGAAATGTACTCTCTCGTCAAGAAGATGGAGGAGACTATCGACGAATTCGAAATGAAAGATCGAGTTCTTGCAACGATTGTCGTAGGTGTTCTCGACCTTGAGGCAATAGAGTATGGAGACGAAGAAGCTGAGATGAAAACCATGTACAGCTTCAACCTCCAAAGCCGCGCAGAACTCGAAGCGGTAAAAGAAGTTATGGATAATGCCTATCAAGACGACGACATCAACTTAGATGACCTCCTGGGAGACTTGGGCATATCCTTAAACTAATGGAAGGACTTATTAGAAAGATCATCATCGGCAAGGAGCCGAAGGACGGCATGGCCTATTATATTGGAATGAGAGCTGGACGAGGAGAAGTTACAGCAATCTTGGAAGATGACCATCATCTTCATAAATTTGGCAAGAAAAGGTATCTGATATATATCGAAAACGAAGAAGGAACCCTTCTTTGGAAGTGTATAGACGAGATGCCATGTATGCTTGAATTTGATTTAAACTTTTAATTAATGAGAACATTTAACCTTTTTGTCGTGGAGCTAGAAAAGCTTCTCGACGATACCATTACCACTGATGGCGGGTTAGAGCTTTATATAGACACACGATTCAATGAGTTCGACAAAAGAATTACCGAAGGCCCCGTCGTTGCGGTCCCGTTTAAATACGATACTGGAGTCAAAGTGGGTGACACGCTTTATTTCCATCACCTTGTTGTTGTTAACAATGGTCAGCCTCTTACTGGTGAAGATGGTCACTATATCGTTAAGTACGATCCTGATCACACTATTAATTGTCAGGCAATTGCGTACAAGTGTCAAGAGACTGGCAGGATACATCCAATGGCGGGCTGGACACTTCTCACAGGAGTGGAGGAAGCAGAAGAACAACTCTCAGACATTATCGATGTTGTTAAGCTTAAGGATTCGCCTGTCACGAAAGGCATGGTCGCTTTTGAAACAGCTTGGACTGAAGACTTGGGGTTAAAGCAAGGGGATGTAGTTGGGTTTAGAAAGAACATGGACTACCGCATTAAGATTGATGATGTTGAGTATTACCGCGTCCGCGCTGAAGACCTGATGTATGTCGAAAAATAAATTCACCACTATTAGCGCGGCTGAGCGGCTCATGTCCAGCATGGAGGTAGCGATCAATAACATGATCGAGGAGGTGAAGAAGCCTGTTGATCCTGAAGCGGGTGGTTCAGCCCGAAAGGCAGAGCTACAGTCTATCAAGCAGACGGCTATTGATTGCAAAGAACTTCTGGTAGAGCGCCAGAGACTAGAACAAATGGTTAAAGACCTCAAAGACAATGGAGAAATCGAACAAGAAAAAGACTACTCAGGTGGGTTTGCCGAGCGTTTCTCGAAGTGAGGCTAGCGGTCTTATATATTGGGATGACTATGACTTTGATAATCAATCAGATACGGCTGGTTACCTAAACAATGACTTTAGATTAAACTATAGGCTCTCTTAGCTCAGCGGTTAGAGCAGTGGACTCATAATCCATTGGTCGTAGGTTCAAATCCTACAGAGAGCACATGCACCCGTAGCTCAGCTGGATAGAGCATCTGCCTTCTAAGCAGACGGTCACAGGTTCGAATCCTGTCGGGTGTACGAATTAAATTAAAAACATGCCAGATTTACATTGCCCAGAGTGCGGAAAGGAGAGGTTTGAAAGAACCCTCACCATGCGCGTAAAAGACGGAGAGGCTTACTATCTCGAAGGAGATTGTGAGTGCGGAACTCAAATGAAGCTTACTAACCCAAGAACTGGAGTCCCACCTCTTAGCAGGATGAATAAATTTGGTAGTAGTTACTGATGTCTACCATAATCGACATAGAAGGTTATGAAACTAAAGGGATTAAGATCGACCCTAACGGTACAGAGGGAGAGATTATCGAGCTCCACGGGTTACTCGTTGTACTTCCGAAAAAACCAAAGCGATCGGAAATCCTCTTCCATGAAAAACCAAAGGCAATGCAGATGTGGAAACGCATCGCTATGCCCGAAGAACTGCAAAGGATTCGCAGTATGGATGAGTGGCTCGAAAAGCCTGCCGAGTTTCGGAAAAAGTTTCGTTCTTACATCGAACAAGAGTTTCAGCGTCGGCGTGACGGTGTGTGGTTTTACAATAATGGGGAACCTACGTATATTACAGGGAGACACTATATGTTTCTTCAATGGTCTAAAATTGATATCGGATACCCATCATACCTTGCTTTCCAAAGGGAAATCTTTCTCCACATGGCTGCGTGTGAGTCTGATCCTCGTTGTTTCGGTCAGCTATATACTAAGTGTCGTCGTTCTGGCTACACTAATGTATGCTCTGCTGTCCTTGTTGACGAGGCTAGTCAAGTTAAAGAGAAGCTGTTGGGCATTCAGTCAAAGACTGGTAAAGACGCTCAGGAAAATATCTTCATGAAAAAGGTGGTTGCGATCTTTCGCAGCTACCCCTTCTTCTTCAAGCCTATACAGGACGGTACCACGAACCCGCGTATGGAACTTGCGTTTCGCGAGCCATCGAAGCGTATCACAAAGAATAACAAGACTTCTCAGCGAGGCGACGCACTGAACACTGTAATCAACTGGAAGAACACCACAAATAACGCATATGATGGTGAGAAACTTCACATGTTGTATCTCGATGAGGCTGGCAAGTGGGAGAAGCCTACTGATATCCGCGAAGCATGGCGTATCGAGCGCACATGCCTTATCGTCGGTAAGCGCGTAGTAGGTAAGGCTCTTGTGGGAAGCACCGTGAACCCTATGAATAAAGGCGGGGAAGAATACAAAGGTTTGTGGCAGGATTCCGACCCCAACGAACGGAACAACAACGGAAGAACAAGGTCGGGGCTATACAGAATCTTCATACCAGCTTACGAGGCGCTAGAAGGTTTTTTTGATAAGTACGGGAATGCGGTAGTAGAAAACCCAGAGAAAGAAATAGAGGGGGTTGACGGAGATCCAGTAGATCAGGGAAGCAGGCCCTACCTAAAAAACGAGCGTCATTCGTTTAAAGATGACCCCTCGGAGCTAAATGAGATTATCAGGCAGTTCCCGTTTACCGAGGACGAAGCCTTTAGGGATAGTATCGAAGGGAGTCTGTTTAACATTGGTAAGATATACCAGCAGATAGAGCACAACGAAGACCTTTACCCTAATCCTGTGGTGCAGGGCAACTTTGTCTGGAGAAAGAAAGATGAAGAGGTTGCATTTTCTCCAGATCCCAATGGAAGATTTAGAGTTGCTTGGATGCCGCCAGATCATTTAAGGAATCAAAAAAAGGACGAGTACGGAAAGCGCGTACCACCAAACGGACACATAGGTGTAGGAGGGGTTGACTCCTACGATCTAGACGCTACTGTAGACGGAAGGGGATCGAAGGGTGCGCTGCACATGTACAACAAGTTCAATATGGACGTACCTCCCAACATGTTCGTTGTGGAGTATGCATCCCGTCCAGACCTAGCTAGCATCTTTTATGAAGATGTCTTGATGTGCGCTTTTTTCTATGGGTATCCTTTACTTATAGAAAACAACAAGTACGGAATCGCAAGGTACTTTGAATCAAGGGGTTACGACGGTTACTTAATGGACCGCCCAGACTTTCTAAAGAATCCCAACTCGTCTTCCAATGTAAGAACCAAGGGTATACCCTCTAACTCTCAGGATGTGATTCAGTCTCACGCTCAAGCTATCGAAGCTTACATACACGATCACGTCGGAGTAAATATAGAAAGCGGAGAGATGGGAAAGATGATGTTCAACAGAACTCTAGAGGACTGGATTGGGTACAAGATAGACAAGAGAACTAAATTTGACTTGACCATTAGCTCTGGATTGGCTTTGCTTGCGGCGCAAAAGAAGAAAAAAGAAAAGGTTCGCTCCACCTTTAATGACAAGCAGTTTTTCCGCACATTTAAGCCAAAAGCCTGGCACTCTTAGATTTACTATATTTGCAAGAGTAATCTCGCAATTTTACAGTAAATGCACAACGAAAGGAGTAAATCTACTTCTGGCTTTCCCGACCCGCTTTCTTCTTCAGAAAAGAAGCAAAGCAAGGAGTATGGCCTGGAGTATGCGAAAGCCATATACAGCCAGTGGGGTAAGTTAGATCAGGAGAACTCCGTTTACAGTAAGAGACTCAAGGTGTTCAAGAGGAATCGCCAGTACGCAAACGGAACCCAGGACACTCAGATTTACAGACAGCTTCTAAATACTCTTGACCCGAATAACGGTGACGGAAGTATGTTGAATCTGGATTTCACTCCAGTCCCAATTCTCCCGAAGTTTGTTCGAATTGTAGTAAATAAAATACTGTCTCTTAAGCCGTATCCAAACCTCGAAGCTATCGATCCCCTGTCTTCATCAGAGAAAGACCAGGAGAAGAGAAAGCTGGAAATGATGATCGAAGCTAAGAAGCAGCTTCAGGTCATCGAAAAAGAAACAGGGGTTAGCCCTCCAGGCATGAAAGCCGATGACATTCCTGAAACCTTAGAGGAAGCCGAAATATTTATCGGAAATAACATAAAGTCTTCTTCTGAGATTGCCGCCCAGATAGCTACCGATCTGACACTGGAGTGGAACGACTTTACTGACACTACTTATCGTCGCTGCGTAAATGATATGGCGGTCCTTGGTATGGCTGTGGTAAAGCGAAGCAACGACCCTAGCTACGGAATCAAAACCGACTATGTTGATCCAGCATGCTTTATCCATAGCTACACAGAGGACCCCAACTTTGGCGATCTGGTTTACGCTGGTGAGGTAAAGAAGATGCCAATCCATGAGCTTAAGCGTATAGCTGGGGATCAGATTGACGAGAAAGGCTTCGAGAAGATCGCAAGGCACTCTCAAAAGAAGTACGGTTACGATAACGCTAAGTTCAACCGCACCTCATATGACACCTACACCAACAACACCAGCTATGGCTATGATGAGTTTATGGTGGAGGTCCTCGACTTCGAGTTTATATCTGTTGACTGCGAGTACTTCGAATCTAAAGAAAGCAGATTCGGAAACATAGGGTTTTACGCAAAAGGCGAAAACTACAAGGCTCCTTCCAACTCTGTGTTTAACAGGGACATGGTGAAGCTTGAGAATGCAAACGTGTACGGAGGTATGTTGGTTATTGGAAGTGACTTCCTGATCAACTACGGCAAGAAGCACAACATGCCGAGAAACATGCACGACATTTCTCGCACTAACCTTTCTTACTCTGTTTGCTCTACCAATATCCTGGATATGATGCCTAAGTCCATGGTAGATAGCTGCATCGGGTTTGCTGACCAGCTTCAGCTGACTCACCTGAAAATCCAGCAAGCGGTAGCTAAGGCCAAGCCTGATGGCATCATCATCGACATCGAAGGGCTAGAGAACGTACAGCTTGGAAAGGGCGGCGAGCTACAGCCGCTTGAGCTCCACGATATCTACGAGCAGACGGGTGTCTTCTACTACAGAAGCAAGAACCCAGAAGGTGGATTCCAGAACCCACCAATCAGAGAGATCGGTAACAGCATTCGAAACATCAACGAGCTTATCGGTTTGTATAACCATTACCTCCGCATGATCCGTGACGCGACGGGAATCAATGAGGTTATGGACGCTTCTACGCCTAAATCTGACGCTCTGGTCGGGGTTAGACAGCAGGCTTTGGCTGCTGCAAACAATGCTATATACGACATAACGAACTCGTCTATGGTTCTGTACAAGAAGGTTTGCAGCGACGTAGTTAAGTGTCTTCAGATTATCCATCCTAACTCTGTCCTGTATAAGATGTACGAGAACGCTGTAGGCAAGGAGAACATGAACGTGCTTAGCTCATTTGCAAACCTCGCCATGTACAACTTTGGTGTTCGCGTAGTGAAGGAGATGGAAGAGGCCGAGAGACAGTATTTAGAGCAAAACATTCAAATCGCTCTCAGCCAAAAGGAGATCGACCTCGAAGATGCCATTGCTATCCGCCAACTCAAGGATATAAACCAAGCTGAAAGACTCTTAGTTGTCAGAAGAAAGAAGCGTATTGCATCAAATCAGAAGATTGCGATGGAGAACTCTCAGCGCCAGGCTCAGATCCAGCAGCAGTCCGCTATGGCCACAGCTCAGCTCAAGCAGCAGGAGATGCAAATGCAGGCTCAAATCAACGCTCAGGAGATGCAGCTTAAGAATCAGCTTGAGGCTCAGCTCGAAACCGTTAAGCACGAGTTTAGAAAAGAGATTGAGATGATAAAAGCACAAGCGACGCTTGGCTTTAAGGAAGACGACAAGAACTTTAAGGAGAAGCTTGAAGTATTGAAGGAAGATAGAAAGGACAAGAGAATTAAGAAAGAATCGGCAGAGCAAAGCAAGCTTATCTCTCAGCGCCAAGGCGAGAGAGGTGAATTACCAGAAGAGATAGGGGATACAACACAGATGTTATAAAATGGCGAATAAGCTAAACTTAGATAGGTCCCAGAGACTGGACATAACGTGCAAGAGAAACGACACGTTCAAGATGAACCTTGAGCTTAAGGATGATGACGGTGTAGCCATTGACCTTAATGCTACTGATGGTGTAAGCTCAACTAATCCTCTTTACGCATTTAAAATGCAGGTCAGGCACATGGATACCCATGATGACACTGATGAGTACGATGCTGTCGATGACCCAGAGGGTTGGTTGATAGAGCGTTTTGCAACTATCGTAAATTCTAGTGGTGCTGATACCAGAACTGCATCTAGCGCTCCAACCGTCGATACTAACTTGGCTGAGTTTAAAATTGCTCATGGGGATATGACCTTAGCGTCTGGCGTTTATGTGTATGACATTCAAAGGCATATCATTGAGACAGAGCCAAATTACACTGAATCTGCTTCCAACGTAATCAACGGAGAAACCCCAGATGAAGTAGAAACAATTCTCTACGGGGTATTTACAGTTAATGAGGATGTGACCCTCATCTAATATATCGGTCTATGGCTAGAACTAAGGTTAGTGTATCCTCGGCTAATTCAAAGCGTACAGCCGTAACTGTAAATCGAGGCAAGCAGGGGATACAAGGTGAGAGAGGGGCTACTGGCCTTCAGGGGCCCCAGGGACCCACTGGAGCTACAGGAAAGACTGGTCCGCAGGGTCCAGC